CAGTGTCGCCCTTCGCGCCGGGATCGCCTTTCTCGCCGGGGTCGCCTTTCTCGCCGGGGTCGCCCTTTGCGCCTGGGTCACCCTTCGCGCCGGGCTCGCCTCTTGGGCCTTGCGAACCATCCGCACCCTTGAGGTTTGCCATGGCGATGAGATTTTGCCACGTGCTTCCGCCGTCCGTGCTGTACTGGATGTAGCCGTCCGCCACGCGCAAGTCCATGCTGCCAGCGCCGCCGCCTGTCCGTGCCACCTCGTTGATGGCTGCGACAAGATTTTCCTTTGCTTCCGTCGTCAGGCCGGCGAGGTCGCCGATCTGGCGCTGGATCGTCTGCAGCGTCATCTGGTCTGTCGGGGTGTATGTATACCCGGCGGGCTTCGCGCGCTTGTGCACGATAAAGTCCTGCTGCACCATCGTGTACGCGCCAGTGTCGTCGGTGACGTAGGCGTAGGCCGTCAGCGTGTGGCAGTCCTGCAGCAGCTCGTCCGGGATGATGGCCGTGCCGTCCGTGCCGACGTCCACGTCCACGCTGCCTCCAAAGCCATTATTTTGGTAGTGGATCTGCTCCACGCCGCTGCCAACGCGCAAGCGCCGCCCGGTGTCCCACTGCCACAGCGCCCCGCGCCCATCTGCGATTGTGATTGTCATGTGGTTGCCTCCTTGTACCTGCCCACGACGTAGTAGCTAATCTGCGGGCTGTTAACCGTCGCATCAGATGCTCTCACGCACTGATATGCCGGGGCGTGCGTCAGCCGCGTACCTGTGTCGTTTTCCGTGTTTGTGGCAAGCCAGATGTTGCCACTCCCAACCGTTGGCGTCGCAGACACGACAGGGTTCGCAATAAACGGAAACGGGTATTGGCGTGCTGCCTTATTCTCCGCGAGGCCCATCCACGATGCGGTATACAGTGCACCCCATGTCTGCGTTTTCATCTCCAACTCGCCCACGTCGAACGTTGCCCACATCTCGGCGATGCCGGATGCCCATTTGCGCCACGTCCACTTGCCGGTGCCGCCCTGCGCAACAACATAGTCCGCGCCAACACCGGATGTCGACGATCCGGACGGCCCGCTATCGGACGTGTTGTAGCTGCTGCCGGATTCGACGCTATTCCCGACCGATGTTTTGCCGGAAAAAACGAATGTGTAATCCGTGATGATTGACGGGTATTCCCGGCCGTTGATGTCGACGATGACCTTGTCGAAAATATCAAGCCGCGGGTCGGCCGGAAGATCACCGGAAAACTTATAGATCGGCTTATTTTTCAGCTGTTCGTACACCGTCTCTGCGACTGCTTCAGCAGCGACCGTGATTGATCCGGACGGTCCTTCGATGCCCAGCCACAAATTATCGTCATTCAGTTCGATAACGTAGCCTCCAGCACCGAAAAAATACGTGTGCTCTTGCCCGTCACTGGCGAACGTCTTTTTCACGCGCACTCCAGTGACTTCGACCGGCGTACTTGCCACTTCCAGTTGGTTAATCCACTGTGTTAACGTCACATCTGCTGTAGACGTAATCGGTCGCACGTACAGCGCATCCCCAGACACCATGGCATTGCCACCGCAAGCCAGTGCGATAGCTTCAATCACCTGCCGAATGGTATGTTGTGCGTCCACGGTCGCCAGTGCGTTATATCCCAAGTCGCTATCAATTGCGCTGGCTGTCAGGCCAATCTGCTGCGCCGCCAGCTCCCACAGCTCTTTGTAGTTATGGTCCCCCTGCATCGCTGCCGGACACAGCACATCCGCCGCCTTCATGGCATCGTAGCAAGTAAGCGTGGTAACTTCGTGCACGGTTTCCACTTCATAAACTTTAAAGCTGCCCATTGGAACCAAGTATCCATTGCCGTCAATGGTGATATTGGCTTTCAGGTGCACTGTCGCTCCTTCGTATAGATTCCGGTTATCTACGTTTTGCCACCTATCATCGTACATTTCAATTGTTGCGCATTTGCACGCAGAAAGCCCAACTGGGTAACTGCCGGATGATATCTGCGCTGTGATTTTCGTCCCGCCCGGGCGGAACTGCGAGTTGCTTGCCTGCAGGTGCTCTCCGGCCTTGACCGTCACAGTTGTGCCGCCATAATACACCAATGTCACATCGTGATCCCATGTAAAAGTCGCTTCAACCACGAAGTTCGTCTGCGATGGGTAGACGCTTGTGATTTGACTTTCGACTGTTCGCATATCATGTCACCCCCAATCACGTCAGCGGATTGACGCTGACCATGTTAAAATCCAGGGACGTAAACAACTCTTTGCCTTCGTTCAGCCGGCCAATGTCAAGCTGCCCCTTGCCGACGTAAAACCACGACGTACACCACGCGCCATAATAAGCGGAAAAGTAGTGCAGCTGGAATTGCTGGCCTTTGGCGATGATCTTCAGGATCTGCGACAGCATAGTTTTGCTGATCGACGCCCGGCTATATCCAAGTGCTTCGACCGTGAACAGCGGACTGACGACGGCCACGCCGGTCTGGGTGCGGCCGCTGTCCGCCGTGTAGGTCGTCTCAAAGTCGTACGACAGCGCGCCAGAGTCCGGCTGTGGGAGTACCAGCCAGTTATCCGACGCGCTTTTGCGAATTTTAATGTATTCTTGTGCCATGTGTTACACCGCTACAAGCGGGTTTTTACCCGTTTGCCCTTTCCGCAGTTTTGCTTCGGTAATAACTTCGTCAAACAGCGTCCGGCGATCCAGCCGCGCAATGAATTCGTATCGGCTGCCAGCGCTGCCAGCTTCTTCGCGCACGATCTGGCGCAGCAGGGATTCCGGCGCTTCCAGGTTGTTGCCGTTGCGCTGGTCGCCCAGCACGGCAAGGAACTGCCGGTTCGCCGGGATGACCGCGCCGCGCGCCAGCATCGGGATCCGCGGCACTGGCAGTGGATTCACGCCCCACATATTCTGGAACGGTGAAATGCCGAGGAAGTGCGCATTGCGGATCGTATTCAGCATGGAATTGATCTTGTTGAACGGCACGGCAATGATCGTGTTCATACCGCGAATGATGGCGTTGACGACCGTGTGGAAAGTGTTTTCGATGCCTTCCTTGATGCCTGACCAGATACTGCCGCCGGTCGAAAACACGTCTTTGACCTTCTGCCATGCATCGCGGAATTTGCTCTGAAACCACTCCGGAACAGACTTGAAGGCGCTTTTGATTCCATCCCACGCAGCCACAGCGCCGGAGGCGACCTTTTCCCACAGCCCCCTGAACCAGTCCTTTACGGCCGTCCATTTTTCGATGACCCAGTCCACTACCGCCGCGACACCTGCTTCCACATTGGCGAGATGCTGCTCAAAAGCTGCATCGATACTGCTGATCGTTTTACTGATCCATTCCTTTATGGACGTCCATTTTGCGACGATCCACACGACCGCTGCAGCTATGGCGGCAATCAGCAGCGGTATCCACGCCCCTGTGATGATAGCAATAGCACCGCCAATAGTTAGCAGCGCCACGGTAATAGCCGTAAGATTCTTATTGTTGAAGCCGTTTTTAATCGCGTCACGAATTGCCACGCCAAGAAGGACAAGCCCCGCGACGATTGCCGTGATTGCTCCGCCAAGCACACCAAATGCCAGCCCAAGCCCAGTGACAGCCGCAGCAGCGCCGATGATGTACCCTGTCAAATTGTCGAAATTTATGCCGTTTTTAAGCATATCGACAACGTTGATGGCCATCAGAACAGCCCCCGCGACAGCAAGCGCCAGCTGCTTTGCCTTCGACAAATTCCCCAGGAACTTCTTTCCGATTTTCCATGCAGCGAATCCAGCGGCCACCGCCGCCACATACGGCGATAGCTCGCGGACAACGGCTGCGATCTTGCCGATTTTTCCAGTGTCGACCTGATCGGACAAATCAAATTTCGGTGCCGCACCAGACGAACCGCCTCCACCTCCGCCGCCGGAACTATCGTTCGATTCCCAGCGGTTCATTTCATCCAGCCCGGAAAGCTGTTTTTTTGCCTTCTCGGCCGCATCCCCTGCGGCTTCGGTTGCGGAAGCCTGATTATAC